ATTTCATCTACATCAAGATTAAAAAACATCTCTGCCATCTCTTCTATCATCTTATTTTCCCCTGACCATTGTAGATCTTCCAACTCTTGATCAAATCCTCCTGTGTCATGGAAGTTTTCTGACTCAACATTTAGTTCTTCCAAAAATCCTATTTCAGGATTCATTCTCATCTCAAATTCTTCGGTCTCTTTTGCCCAATCTAGCATAGCATTGTCCATATTCATCCCATCATTTCCAAACTGGATCATTTCTTCAATTTCTTCAGCATTTATACTTACCAGAAGTTCAGCATCAGATTTCTCTTTTGCTATTTTAGAAAGATACTCTAGCTTTTCAGACTCACTTGAATGGTGCCTCATTAAGTAATTTTTCAAACTTCTTGAGAGCTTTGTTATCGAAAAAATTCCAATTTCATGATTCTTCTTGTCCATTCTTGACAAAAGATTTGTGACATATTCAGAATTAGGTTCAATTTTTAAATCCCTTATGAGATTGTAAACACTGCATGGCTCTCCTCTGCAGAATTGCAGAAATGAAACACTTTTTGTCCAGTCCAAGTTCCCAGGTGTCAGTTCAGGTGACCAGTCTCTCGCTGTGAAAGTGTCACTGATGAGTGTGACCTTATTAGCTTGATTGACGCCTTTTTGTTCTATATAAAACAATCTTATGGTGGTGTGATCAATCTCCACATCCCATTCCTTTGTTAAAAGTGCTTCTAATTCTGGGGGTCTCAAATCTTTGTTTACTTCAACACATATGCATTCTGTCACTGGGAGAGGCGATACAACAAAATGGCCATTGCTATTAATGTAGTACATTGATCCAGATTTGATAGGGGACTCAGGTATTTTCAATTTAAGTTCTTTTATTAATTGATTGAGTCTTTTAGACAAAATTACTGTGTCTTGCATGATTGCAATGGTGATCTTCAAAACTCTGTCATCTTGTATATCAATCTTGGTTGCAACTCCACAAACTGAACCAATCCATACACCAGAACCACTATACCTTAAAGAGGAATCTCCTCCTCTTTCTCTTCTTTGTTTTTTTACAAAAAAACCTAAAACTCCATTTTTAACATAAGGTATATCCCTCAAAGCCCTGACTTTGTTCTTGTCCATAAGATAATCACATATTACTTTCAGTTTTTTTGCTCTTCCAGGACACTGAGTGATGGTCTTGTCCTTCAATCCTGACTTTGCTAGAATTTGCTTGGTAACTCTCATAGTTTGTTTATCTGAAAACCAGAAGGAGAGAGTGCACATCATTAAATGTCTTACATTGGATATGTTTTCTTCCAATGAAGTTGATGAGGTTCTGACTTTCACCTGAGGCCAGTAAATTCTACTCAAAGAGTTTATGAGGTGAGGGTTCTTTGCGCTAGTATCTTGTAGAGTTACTTTCCTTATCTTAGCAGAGGCAGACATCAAAAAAATCTTTGAGTTGCATGTGATCAAGACCTGATGCTTTTATTGTCTCATCATATGTGTCTCTAAGGAATCTATACTTAGCTTTACACTCAGACCACAACAGTTTGAAAGATGTCCTGGAAATAGGCACAGAATTTATTTCAAGCAATGCTCTCTTAACAATGTCGATTAGAGGAGTATCATTCATGTGAATTTCACCCCAGACAGGAACAATTACTTTTGAATGTCTTCCATAAGGAACTTGCTGGAAAGAAAACCCTTTCCTCATATCTTCAATATAATCATAAAAGTCAGAATATTCATCTTCATTCACAAAGAGAGGAAGATTATTAGAAACATCATTAGATTCAGAACTTCCAGATCTTTCAGTATCATCCCCTAATATTGGACTAGAGGCAGGGGTCATTAAGCTCTTTGCTTCAATGATTGCTCTTGTTAAAGACATTGGTTTTCCTTGAATGTTCTCAGCAAGAGAAGTTCTAACACATGGTCTATTAAATAGATATGATGAAGAAACTGCAGATCTTATTGTTGGCTGGTACGAAGATAGTGATGTTCTCACCCCTTTCTGGAAAAGTTTCAGAATCATCCACATTCGCTGATCATCCCAATCTGATCCTTCATGATAAAGTCTGTATGGGTTTTTTTCAATGTATGACAAAGCATCCTGAAGTTCTCCTATGTCTATCTCCTCAACTATTTTTTCCCATAGTCTTCTATTACCATATCCTACAAAAACTCTTTTAAGATCCTTTCTTATAGCTTTATCATGCTTTTCATCATAATCAAGCAAGGATGATGGGTGAATCATCTCTCTATTGTAGTCTGCCACAGGTAAACCCCACTCTCTGTGAATGACATACAATGAGAAATCAAATCCAGTTATTCCGCAGTATTCTTCTCCGTCCAATGGGAAAAAGCCTAAGGAAGGATGAGGGCTTTGAAGAAGAAGACTTGAGACATGATGTCTTAAGACATGATTTGCAAATCCCATCATTAAATAATGAAGCCATGCTTGACATTTTTGTATGACACTTGCACATAGAGTGGAAACTCCTGTTTCAACAGCTGTAGTAATGCTATTGTACCAGATTTGCATTCTCTCATAAAATGTTTCAACAATTGTTGTCTCCATACATGCTGAAACCCATCTCATTGTTGGTTTCAAAATCTTGCCTCTATACCACCATTCTGAGTTGTATTCAATAAAAAGTTGTGTTCCTATAGATGATTTAGCTTCACTAGGCCATATGGAAACCCATTTTTGAAATTCTTCTTTCCATTTTAAAAGAATGTGGACAAATGCATCTGTTTTATGACCAACTCTGTTATAGCTTATACAAGCTGCTGAATCATCACTACCCTGAATGACTGTCACAACATTTTTGATTCCTTTTTTGTTCAACTCAATTCTCACCATGTCAGAGTAAAACTCCTGGACCAGGCTATGGAAAATTGAACTGACTTTGTGGAAAATTCCTTGCCACATGCCAAACTTCACTTCAATTGTGTCTGAATTCTCTGTTACAAATGGTGTTGTTCCTGAAATGAATTTTTCTTTTAACCACAGAAGTGTTGTGTTATCACTTTCAGGAAATGCAGATGAATGTAATATTGCAATTAAATCTTCAGGAATTGATATCCTCTTTACAGTCCACAGATAAAAAGTATTATAAAACAATCCTCCCCACTTGTTGCCTGTTATTCTATTCATGAAGAAAAAGAATTTGCTCACATGATGTCTCTGACACCACTTACCAGCATCTGCAGATTTGCAAAGAGTCATGTGATCTCCTAGAGTTGCTTGAGAGTGGAGTTCATGTTCTTTCATGAAATTTTCTTTTCTCTTAGGATTTAGGATACTATCACTTTTAAACAGATGTGACATGCATGCTGCAGATCTTTCTACAAAAAATTGAATGATTCTTGCCATGATCTCTAGAACATGAATTTCTCTGTCTCCTCCATGCTGATCCTTAGGAAAACAATCAGAATATATAAAACCTCTTTCAGTGAGTGTTTTTAAGCTGAAAGGAAGTAATTTTAGCAATGTGGGATTAGGATCATTTGTTGTTTTAACATAAAATTTTATGAATCTCATTAAAGATGTAATCACTCTAGGTCTCTTACCTTGCAATTTTGGATTCAATTCTTTCAATTTTTCCACATAAGATTTTCCAGAAAGATCACCTTCTTTTATGTTAGGGAGGTTAATTTCTGGATTCTCATGATCTTTCGATGACGCTTTCAATGTGGCTATATCAGTCAATTTCTTGTGAGAAAAATCTAATGCTATCCTTCTATTTAGCTGATCTACAACATTTTCT